CGGGACCCGAAAGCCCCGACCACGCTAGTGTGACAGTTCTTGTCGCATTTGAATCTATTACCGAAGGAAGTGAAGCCGCATGACGTATAAGATGAACCGTCGTGCTGGACCTATTATATCCGGTTACGGATATGGTAGTCTGTGGGAGCAACAACAGCTCCCTGGCTTCGCTGAAGAGATTGAAACGTTCTCCCATAATATCCGAGCCTTAGGGCAAGGTGATATAGGAGGACCTTTCTGGCTGAAACGAGATAATTGGGCTTTTAATCCGCCCATCGTTTCGGGAGGTTGGGCATCGGGGACACAGCTGGGTATTTCTTCCGGCTTGTCAACGAACCCATACTTTGCAGAACCTGAGTCATCTGACATGATTACTCAGGGAGCTACAGCCATCTCTCGATCTATTCCGACCACACCATCGTTTAGCGCACTCAATTCTATGAGTGAGCTGATGAGGGACGGAGTACCTTCTGCCATCGGAGTCCAGACCTGGAAGGCGAGAACAAACGTCGCCCGAGGGGCTGGATCCGAGTATCTGAATGTCGAGTTTGGGTGGTTGCCCTTAGTTAATGATATAAGGACATTCGCCAAAACTGTCAAGAATCATCATCAGATTCTATCAGATTTGAAGGCCGGTTCGGGCAAAGTCACCCGAACGGGATATGCTTTTCCTTCCAGCTCTAATGTTTCGAGCGCAACGGGAGGTGCTTATACGTACTTCCCGAATAACTCTGGCATTAGTACTGCTGCCGGGGCCAATTATACAGCCATATCCGAAAGTAGAACCTGGTTTAAGGGTGCTTTTACGTACCATTTACCAGTTTCGGATGGGCAGGTGGGCAAAGCTCAGTATTATGCTGAGCTTGCAGATAAACTGTTGGGGATAAAACCAACCCCTGCAGCTATCTGGAACGCCACACCTTGGTCCTGGGGACTAGACTGGTTCACAAATGCAGGAGATATCATGACTAATATCTCCGAGTTGGGCCAGAACGGCTTGGTATTGAGATACGGCTACATCATGTCCCACTCAAGAGTGGAAGAAATAATTGTAGTCGCAGGTCAGCCAGGAGGCTGGTCCGGTAATGTATCAGCCGGACAAGTTTCCCATCTGAGGGAGTTCAAGAAACGGCTCCCCTCAACACCATATGGATTCGGCGTTACTGGGGATGAGTTAACTCATGCCCAGCAAGCCGTCATCGTAGCTTTGGGACTTTCCCATGGCCACGGTGGCCACGGATAGGGCGATCAAAATCCTATCCGTGTTCACATGATGTGTGAACCTTTCACATATCTCTGCAAAGGAGACATGCTCAATGGCTTTTGCCGATCCTCAGTCAGTTACCATTTCTGGAGTTACCAGTTCGCTGCCCCGAGTTTCCTCGGGAAACGGGACTGGTGCTTTCCAGGACAACACGGGAAACATCAAGCTGTCCGCTTCCAATACTTATGGGAAGCGGACTCGCCGGATGATTCGCCTGGACTCGAGCAAGATCGCCGCGGATCCGCTTTTGGCGGGCGTGAACGTGATTGCTTCAATGTCCACCTACCTTGTTATCGACACTCCCCTTTCGGGGTTCAGTGTCGCAGAAGAGAAGGCTGTCGTGGACGCCTTTCTGGCGTACCTGTCGGCCTCGACTTCTGCAAAGGTAGGACAGTTGCTGGGCGGAGAGAGTTGAGCAATCGCTCTTTCCGCCGACGTTGCTTTAGGATTTTATATCCATTTTTGGCAACGTCGCTGGTACACATCCTAGCACACGTAGTATACGGTGTTCGCTAGTCATAGCGTTAACTCGGATGTTGAATGAGGGTTC